ATTGGAAGAGGATTATTTCCAATTCCCGTTTTTTCCAGCATATCCTATGGAGTTGGCATGCACAGACCCGTCAACTGTCAACTGTCAACCTCCCACCAGACCCACACGCGTCCATCCATTTCAGTTATGTTCCTCCCCGGAAGATTACACTTTATAGAAGTTGATGAATGACCGTATTAATTAATCGTTCAGGAATTGCATTGCGTTTAATGAATCGTTCATAGTGTATTTCACCAGTGGGTACAATTTCTACTTTTCCATTTCCAACACTACTACGATGATGCCCTTCAATCATCTGTTCGCATTGACCTCGACCAGGACATACCATCAACTCTAGTATTTTATTACTCCATAGTGCAGTTCGCTTTCTAACTGGTTTACCATAACAACAGTAATCGGTAATATGAATAGGAACATCTCTTATATTTTTCATACGATTAACTAGTAATCCTGTTCCTACATTTTCAATAATCCAACTATCTGGTTTAAAATAGTCAATAATTTCAAATACTTTACGAACCAGATTATCAGAACCTTCTAAATCACGAATACCACGAGTTTTAGCAACACTATAGTGCGTACAGGGAGGACTTGCCCATATTATATTAAAATGACCGGGTGGATAGATTGTATAATTCCATTCTAATAAGTTTATTTGATGGGTTGGTTTAAAATGATGTGACATATCAACTGTGATGCATTCAGCGTCTATAATGTTTTGTTTAATACCCTTTGTAAATGATTGAGAACCTGCGAATAATTCCAATGTTCTCATCTATATATTATGCATGATTAAAATCTCAATTGCTCAAATCGCACACAGCGAGAAACAGCCGTATAGAGCATTGCATAATCTAATCAATTTTGATGCCGTCTACCATAGGAAGAATCACTTTAGGATTCCAATCAGCATTCATCCAGTCTCTACATTCCTCTACAAATGCTCTATTAACGTTCGCCATATTACTTGGCATTTCACCATTCTGGTCTAATAAGTTTAAAATCCTTATTTGCGACCGCTTGCCCGTGGTTGAACTTTCTACATAAATAGTAATTCGTGGAGTTGATATGCGTCTCCCCTCAATAGATTTCCACTCTTCCCAATATCCAGGATATCTACGTTTAACATCCTCAATCTGAAATTGAGCACCGCCAGAATATGGGGCTCCAGAGTTGTGATAAGTTTTATATTTAGTTCCATCAATTTCTCCGCCATCGAATCGACGCCATACCCATTGTCCAAAGGATACAAGTGCTTCCCTCATCTCTGCACGTTGCTCTGCAGATTCAGCCTTCTTAGCGGGGACTGGTTCAACAAACTTTCCCTTAGGAGCCATGGAGTCAGACATTGCCTTGCGTTGCGGTTCCATTGGAATCTTTAGCGGTGCATCTTTCTCCTTACGCCGAAGAGCGCGTTTCCTCAGTGCTTCTTTCAGAGGAATGCCCTGGGACATGGCTGCCTTTTGTTCTGGATGTTCTGCCTTCAATTTTTTTTCAGGCATGAGCCCCCGCACTTCCTGATAACAATCGGTTCCTTTTCGTGGAACGCACCAACAACACCCTCCTGTATTCCATTTCTTAAGAGCATCAATCCAACGCATTCTATTACTTACATCTGAAAATTATTTGACCGGGACGCGTTGCCCCCGCGTCTATCCACAGTTAATTTTATCTCCCGGATAAATAGATGATTCAAGACGTTCTGAAAGTCAATCGCCCCAACCTGTCTGCTGGTTCCATTCGTACGTATGTATCCATACTCACGAACATTGCGAAGCAAACCAAATTAACACTGGACACGCCTGAGCACTGTATCGAACACTATAAGGACATTATTCAATCAATGGAAACACAGGCATCTGCGTCCCGTAAAACACGACTCTCTGCGCTAGTGGTCTTCTGCGAAAATGCGCCAAACTCGAAGGAGGCAGTGGAGGCATTTCGCGAACTCATGATGAGTGATATTAAGGCAGTTAACGAATCGAATGATGAACAGAAGTTAAGCCCACGACAGGTCGAGGGCAATATGCCTCTCGAGGAAGTGATGAAAATGTATAAGGCGTTAGAAAAGGAAGTCGCACCTCTATGGAAGAAGGGTGCGCTCGATAAGAAAGAGCATCAGCGTCTACAGACGTATGTGTTGTTATCGTGTTTGTTATTGATTGCACCAAGACGGTCACTCGATTACACGGAGTTCAAAGTACGAAATCCAACTGCAGACTCTAATTACATGCTGACAGAGAAGCGAAAGCCTTATTTTGTTTTTAATGTGTACAAGACCGCGAAGAAGTACGGTCAACAGAAAGTCGCAATCCCCCCCACCCTTAAGAGCATCATCACACGCTGGATGGCGCTCTCCCCACACGACTATCTATTAACGAACCTCTCTGGCGGGAAGATTTCTTCAACCAGTATTGTAACGATGCTTCATGCCTTCTTTGGCAAACCCTTATCAACCTCGATGCTACGACACATCTTCCTCACGGACAAGTACAAGGATGTCCCATCGCTAAAGGACATCAAGGGAACTGCAGACGGGATGGCTCACTCCCCTATGATGGCGCTGCAGTACGTCAAGAAGTAGATTCCGGATGCGTTTTTCCTTGCCTCTTCTTTTCAGATGCTTCATTAGAAATGTCTACTGAATCCTGTGACTGCGGGTGCCCCTCCACGCCAAAGAACGAAATCGTCGAAGTCATTGCGACTTCAAAGGGGTTGTCGGATACGATGAGTGATTTTGAGTTTCAGACACTGGTCAGCGGCTCGATGCGTCGCTGGAACGCACAACAACCCAGTCAAGTGACAGAAATTAAAAGAATTATGCCAGATGCCTCCGTGAGTGATAACGGGGATGGTGAACGTCCCCGTGATGAAGCACCACAGAATCCCCTGTTGGATGATGGCCACCGTGAGAGTGAGGCTCTGCAAGAGAACTGTCCATCGGATAATAATGCGGAGTCCCACGCGCATACCGATTTAGCCTATCAAGGTTTGAGACAGGCAAACTAATACATCCACCGTGCGCATAGGCCGATTCGTAATGCGCATCCATGAACTTGGACGCACGACCACCTTTCTTCTTGGTAGAAACGGCATCCTTCACGGCCTCCACGGACAACCCGTGGTCTGCCGCGATGTCAGGGAACTTCTTAATGATTTGAATCAACTGCGCAGGAGTATTGATGGCCTTTGCCTGTAATCCTGCCGGAACGACTCCGCCCATATCAAACTTCATCGCAACCCCGCCCTTGCGGTACATCGAGTTAATCTTGTCCGCCAATGGCTCACCGATAATAGGTACCATCTTACCCAGTGCGCTGGTACCCGCTTTCGCAATCACTTTTGCCGTATCGACAAAGAACTCCTTAATCTTGTTTCCAACGTTGCCCATTCTACTTATTGTCTATAAAAAAATCCTGATAGGCCGTAGTGGGGCATGGAGGATTTTGTGTTTTTTTGTGTCCGTACATCAACGAACAATTTCCACCGACCCAGTGCTATCAATTAGCAACTGAAAGTCAGCAATTAATAGGAAGAAGCACGTGGTGGCCTGGAAGGCCACCGTTCCCGCCGCCGCAACCGTAAACATTGCATTTAGAATCGAGCAGGGGCTTCCCTGGAAGGCCAAACCCTCGTTTACACGCTGGGCGGAGGCACCTGCCGCAAACAACTGCGTCAAGAAGGTACCACCCGAGTAGTTGGCACCGAAGGCCACGATGGCCTGTGTGGAGAAGTTGATGACAGGGTCAGTAATGGACGCGTCGTAGATGCGACCAAACGTCTTCTGAAGTTCAGCAAACACCAGTGACGCATCGGTTTGCGAGTTCAGCGCCAGTGAACTAATCAGTCGACCGTCCAGAGCAATCTGGAACTGGTTCATGCCGTTGCTAATCGAACCCGCACCCGCCGCCACGCCCACACCGCTCAGGTTGGCCGTATTGTACTGGGTCATCACCACACCACGAAGCGAGGAGACGTTCAGGCCGTAGTTCAAGTTGTACTGACCCGCAGAGGATGTGTTGACAGAGGTGGTCGCGTAGTTGGTATAAGAGAACACGTACTTGGCACCGCTCATCATGTCGTGGCGCACCTTATCAACAAACGCGCTCTCGGGGGTTACCTTGTCATAGACGCACTGGACATTCGTAATCGAGAAACCTGTCCAACCGGGTTCAATCAGCGCCACGCCCACCTGGGCGAGGGTCGAACCTGCACCACCCGCATAGGTGAGAGGTGCGTTCAGCGGTACAATCGTAGCACCGGACTGGTACACCGACGCAACGGCGGGTTGCCAGTTGATTTGAATCTGAAGGGTGCCGTTCAGCAAGTAGAGCGGGAGCGATTGCTGAGAGCCAAGAAGACCCAAGAGCGGGAGGGCAAACGTGTAGGCCGCACTGGAGGTCGAACCTGCCGCCGCCTGTTGGTACACCGTACCCGCACCCAACATCAGGGTCGCATCATGCTGGAGCCAGTCGTTGCTGGTCGAGTGGGTAAGGAGATTGTCGTAGATTGACCATGCATTCTGCTGGTTGTCAACCTGCACCGAGTTGACGTAGGTTTGAATCGACTGGATGGCCATTGCCGCGCACTGTGCCGCACCCTTAAACAAAAACGCTGAGTTGGCAACACCTGCAGAGCCAGTCATTTGAATGGTAAAACGTACATAACTGTTCATCATAATACCAGCCGAGGCACCGCATGGGATTTGAATGATGGAACTGCCACCCTGGGTCTGCGTACCGGACAGCGAGACTACGTTGACGGTCTGAAGAGAGCATGGAATGGGCTTCGCAGACTTACACGAGCGAAACGCCTCAGGAATCGAATCGTGACTTGCGGGGAGGATGTAGTGAGTGTCGGAACCAACGGTGTGTAGTGACATTTCTATCTAGCGTCCAGATTATTTTCGCTGAAACTTTGACTTCTTCTCTGGCTTATCCTTCTTATCGCATGCCTCCAACTTGATGGCCTGGAGATGCCGTATGGGAGTCGATTCGATTTCTTCATCCGGAAGATTCAATACTTGAGGGGGAGCGACTTGCTGGACGTTTCCCCTTGTAAACTTGAATGAGTTTGATGCTTTCATTTACTATTCCTTTCTAAAAAACGCTTATTGAATGAGCGCAACCTTATCAATCATTTCAATGTCGAGGGAAACCAGACATTCCGTAAAGTTCACGGGCTCGACCCCCGTAGCGTTGTCAATGACTTGGAGCAACAACTGACCGTTGAGCACCGTATTGTAGAGGGAGTAGTCACGATAGGACACGTCGTAGTTAAGGGTCGCCACTGGATTAGAAATCAGAGAGAGGTAACGACACGGGCTATAAGGAAACACAAGGTTGTCGGACACCAGTTGAATCAAACGGTGCGTATTTGCTCCTGCCGTATCGTGGTACACCATGTTCAGCACACGGATGCTGCACTTGCCCGTAACCGGGACGACTTGGTATTTGCCGTTGGCGGTCGAGAGTGCTGTACCTCCTGGGGTAATATAGATTTGACACAATACCATTCTATTCCTGCGCCAGGAAATTAGTGGGGCAAGGGCAACACAATGCCCTTCTTCTTCAAAAAGGCTTCCACTTTCTTCGCATATTTCTTATGCACAACGTATTCTCCAGGCATAACGATGGTCTTCCCTAGTTTTGCCTTATCGTGTTGAACGGCACCCGTCATCTTCCCGTGATAATCATCGAGTACATGGCGTTTCATCACAGGAACCGGAACGACCAACGACCCGTACTCCAACCAACTCGATACCGTATCCTCCTTCTTATCCGTAATTTTGGGGCTGTCCTTGATTAATCCACCACGTGATAGATTACGCGGTCTTCGGTTGAAGATTTGGACGGACTTTCCCGTTCGCGTCTGGTAAAACATCACTACTGGGTGCTTCGCTTTTCTTTGCTTTGTTTCGATGGAGTACCGAGGGGACAGGGGCTATCTCATCTGCGTACCATTGGCGCACTTTCTGCAGATTCGCCATGGATTCCTCTACCAACGCCTTGGAGCGGTCATCTCCCTCCTCGTTTTCTGTTGGACTGCCCTTCTGACCCAATTTCTCCAGTTTTTTGCGATACAACTCGAGCCGTCCCATCAACTGTTCCCGCTCTTCTTTCAACCGATTGACCTCCTCTTCATTCACCTGGTTCGTAGGAGTAATCAAGTTGTTGGCCGTTGTGGTAAGGATGCTGTCATAGTCGGGACGAACCACTTCGCGAATGATAAAGGAAAACGACCAGTTGATGTTCTGCAGATTGATTACACTGCTCGAGATATTGGTTGTCAGCGAAAAATTAATCGAAGAAATGGAGTTATCCAGCAGGAAGATGGGTTCGGTCGATTGGAAGAAGTTAATCCACGACTGCTGTTGGGTGGTAATCGGGATTTTGACGACAATCGTACTCGACTGGTCTTGCGTCGTAATGAACTCCCTTCCACGCTGTTGCTTCAGCGTACTACGAACGAGTAAATAGTTGATGGGGTTAAGGACGCAGGGCTGGGTCGATGTGGCACTTGTGCCATTCGCATTGAACGTAATCGTTGTAGACGCAGTAGGAAACCCAAAATATCCGCCGACGTATTGATAGGCGGCAGGGGTTCCAAAGTAAATCGTTACTGAAGAGGAGGCATATCCCGCGTTGGTCATGGAAAAGGTGATGTATCCTGTGTTTTGATTGTACGTACTGGTAAACACGGGCGTTCCCAGCAACGGAGACACCCATGCACCCAATAACGCACTCTGCAGTGCCGTTATGATGGTATACGCAGAATAATTGCCTTGTGGAACCTGGATGACAATGTTGGTTAGAGAGTGTGTCCCATCACTCAGTGTCACCGTCAGCGGGATGTACGTTAAGGACGTGTTCACCAGATTCGTGAACTGGTAAAACACAAAAGGAATCTGAATGCTCGTGAAATACAGTTGAAATACGCCCTTCTTCGCAAGAAGAGTAATCACTTGCGATGTGGTAAACGTAGGCGCTTCGTTGGTAGAGGGGGGTGTCCGTTGTGCCGAATCAACATTAAACGGGTACGACATCACCTCCGTCAGATTGGAGTTGTTCGCCATTCTTACTATCAGTGTCTATTTTTTCTGGTGTGAATGTTGCACTCAGTTCGACGGGCTCCAGTACACCCGTACTGCCTCGAATGCCCTCTACCTCCTCGTCCTGAATCAACTGCGGGGTCATTGCCTCGCGGATTTGTACAACGGTCGCGCCACGTAGCACTTTCGTATTAATGCCTGACATGTTCTATCGAAGCGTTCGATTAAAAAATCGTCAGATTTTTCGCATCATATGGATTGCTCATGCGTCGTAGATGATGGTCAATCTGCTTTAGGGCTTCGGCTCTCTTATGTACTTTACGGGCATACTTGCGTAATTTCGCGTCGTCTTCTGAGTCTGAACTGGACGGCGAATACATCTCGTCGCTGTCGTCACTTGTGTCGGTTTCCACCTGATAACGGATTTTACGGGGCTTGGACTTCTTCTTGTGCTTGGGCTTTGGCTCGGGCTCGGGCTCCGACTCCGACTCGGGCTCGGGCTCGGGCTCGGGAGCAAGCACTTCTTTGACTTCTTCGACCACGGGCTTGGGCTTACGATTGTAAGGACGTTTTGGCTTCACTTGTACTATCATCTTGTCTTCTGGGATTTCCTCGGGGATGACATCGAGCGGTTTCTGCTTCTTCGCCCTCATTTTACTCGCTTTTGTGGGAGAGGCCTGGACGATTGCAGGGGGGTCAACGGGCTTTGGCTTATCCACCAGATACACTTCGCCTTCGGTGGCCTTCTTGCGTGGCATGGTTCTACTAAAGGGGAACAATTTATCGCCCGGGGGACACGCATAAAAAATCGCACGGCTTGATAGTATGGACGTTCATCATTCGAATCTGTCGGATATCCTAGCACCATTAGACTCGCAAAAGAATACGGCTCCAGGAGCCATCCCTACCCGTCCTTTCAACTGGGCAGTGATTGGTGCGAAGGGAAAGGGGAAAACGACGGTCGCCCTTAACGTGCTTATGAAGAAAGAGTCGCCCTTGTACCGCTTCTTTGACCTTATTTTTGTAATTTCTCCTACGGCAAAAAACGACCCGAAGATGTCCCCGCTGATAGAAGACATTGGCGCAGGGCAGTACTATGAATCCTTAACGAACGACGTCTTACTGGATATCATGGCGCAGTGCGAGGCGTATTCCATCAAACACAAGAAAAAGAAGAAGGAGCCACGATTCTGTGTGCTGTACGACGACATCATCCACCAAATCAAATCGAAGAATGCAAATCTGGTTACCAAGTTTGCGACGCAGAATCGCCACATGCACATCACCAACATCTATCTCCTACAAAAATACAAGAGTTTTGTCCCGATGATTCGAAGCAATCTGGATTGCGTGACACTGTTCCATAATGAAAACGAGATGGAAATCGAATCCTTCTGCCAGGAATTGGGGAATGCGGACAAGATACGCGCCCTGTACGATTTTGCTACGGCAGAGCCATACAGTTTTCTACACATCAATGCGTATGCCCAGCCCACCCGGTACTATAAACGTTTTGATGAAATCAGTTGGCGGAAAAAATAAGTTGCTCTACTAGAAATGAAGGATTTGACCACGCATCCCGAAATCAATCACTTTTACGAGGATGTCTCTGGCCTCAAGAAGGGCGGGAAACGTCGCAAACGGGGTTCCCGTGTGTCCGTTTCCCAGAACGTCCATGTTCACGTAGGAAACGTGAAGAAATCCCTAAGCGAACGCATTACCAAGACCAAACGCATGATGACGACCCCGTCTATCTTTGCCAACGCCCCAGATGTCCAGCGCCCCAGTCATTTTGCGGTGGGAGCAGGGGTGGGTCAGTGGTTTAGCCACGAACACCCGCAGGGAACTGCACGTCCTGCGTCACACGTCGCACAGCATCAGATGGTGGAACAGCATACGAACCCCAAAGGCATTCAATCAGGGGTCGTCCCTAGCAAGTACCGCATTACGCTGTCACGCAACCTGAAACAGGCGGGTGGTGTCATGACGAGCAATGACGCGATGATTGGACGGGAACCCGTTCCGTTGCCAAAGGAGGCCTACCTGAAACAGTCTACCAAGGATACGGCCTTCGACGGCCTCCAACCGCACGTGAGCCAGAACTACTTTGCGCCCACGGGCGCACCAGGCAATCATCCCGCGCCCCGTGCGTCTGTTGCCTTTCCCCGACCCTCGGGGTTTGAGCCACTGGAAGCGAATCAGGGTCTTAGTCGCGAAAAAGCCATTTTGCGTACCTCGTTTGTTGGCTCGACTCGTGGCGCGTTGCCTCGGTTCCCCCCGCGTTCCATGGACAGACCCGTGGACGGAGACAAACTGCGACATGCGATGGAGGCAGGAGCCCACACTCAGGCTCCAGGTCTTACCGAACATGACCAACGGATAGCGAATGAAAAGGCGTCCCGCGCGTATGAAGCGATGCTGAAGCGTGGGGGTCGAGTGATGTCCGTGTTTTAATTTCTATTCCCTCCTTAGAAAATGGCATCCCTCGACGCGCTCCTGCCCTCTACGGCTAATTCGGTTGTCGTTCCCGTTTCGAAGCCCTTCTTGATTCTTTGCTCGAAGCCCCTTGCCCCAGAAGACCAGGCCATCTTTTCCGAGTTCGGTACGGTTGTCACGTGGGCGGACAAGTACATCAATATGCCCCTGTCGCAGATTACTCCCTTCGACTACCTGCTGTGCGATATGAACAGCAAAAACATGCGTCTTACTCTGGGTCGTGCCGACTTATCCCAGTACAACGTGGTGGGCTACGTATCCTATCTTCAGAAGATGGAAGACTTCGTTGAACAACTGCAGTGTACGGTCATCACCAGCGTCCCGCCCCATGCCGTGAACAAGGCTGACTTTGATAAGATGTTGCTGAATGAAAAACTCGTCTCTCCGTCTATGATTAAGTCTGCCCTCAAATGGGTGTTTTCGTGCCTAAAAAAGTAATCGGCTCGTTGTGGGATTATTGTACGGGTAGCCTGAAGGCTTATCTAGTGACTCAATTCCTAACGAGCCTACACCTAAGTCCCTTTGTCATTTCTAGCATATTATTAGTGATATGACCGACCTTACGGACGCGATGCTTCACCATCTCATGACGATTACCATGGCCATCTACATTTTTTATCTCGCAACCAGTTAGATGGGAAACATCAACGCGTGGAAAGAAGAGCGCGACCGCAAAGACGCAGAAGACAAGGCCAGACAGATGGCCGCCAAATACGACATCTTTGTTCCTAAGCCAGGGGACGTGATTACCCAGGCCAACATGCCCGATAACTTCCCGACCATGGGCTGGTTCCAAGTATGGAAGTACAACCTGACAGATAAACAACGCAACCAAATCCCTGGGCTGAAGTTTCATATTGGAACAGGCGCCGCCATGTCCCTGCGCGAACGTGCCCAGTTGCCCTTCACCTCTCATGAACGACCCGCTATCACCCAACAAGAAGCCGAGGACTATGTGCTCCCCCTCGCAAAGGATGCCGCGCAGAAGGGTTTCGAACACGCAACGGGGAAGCGCAGAGGCGGGTCGGTATTCGAGCGACATCATCATCATTATCGTCACCACAAACGGCTCCACTAAACGTACTGTTGTTAACGACTCATATCAACCACTCAATGGGTGATATGTACCGTAGTAAATCCGGTCATGATAGACCCCCTTAGCCCATCCTGTACCGACGACGATGTTCGAGGCGGTGCCGCACCCCGCCCTTCTTTTCGGTCACTTCCTCAATTGCATATTGTGCCGCATTCGCGACATCCGTTGTCTTCTGCGCCAACCACTTGCTGAACGCGGGGGTTTCTTCCACCAGTTTCTTAATGTCCTGGTACAGGAAATTGCTGATGATATGATTCAACATGCCGTTGGCCTTCAACGAATCAAGGAGAAAGTTCTGGCAGTTGTTCCCACCAAGTGCACTGTACGTATAGTACTTGTCTTTCATCGCGCCAATCGCATTCACTACGAACTCTCGGATGCTCATCCTCTTCACGGGCGCAGAGGAATGCTCATTCCCTTCTGCCGCCGCCGTTCCTTCTTTCAACACGGGAACCGCAGTCTTTTCATAGGTATATTTGCCGTTGATAATCGCAAACACGTGATACAACTTGTCCTGACCCCCCCGCTCCTTAATCTTGTTCCACTGTCCTGCCGTAATCAGATGTAGCATCGCGGTCGTAAGTCTGTCCAAGGGGACACGGTAGACCACAAAGGAGTCCAGCATCTCGTCTCCATGCTTCACTAAGAACTTGCGAAATGATTTCGGCAATTTATCGATGCCCTCCATGTCTGTGTATTCGTTAGAAAAAAAAACACGTCCTAGTAGATATGTCATTGGATGGCATCACGCAACCTCAGTACCCATTGACGGTAGATGGTACGACGAATATCAACGCCTCCTCCATTTACCTACAAGGACAGGCACTTGTGCCTGATGCAGGTGTCTACCTGCCATTGACGGGAGGGACGATGAGCGGAGCCATCGGCATGGCGAACAATGTCCTTACGGGTCTACCTGCCCCCGTCAATCCAAGTGATGCAGTGCCTAAGTCCTACCTTACCACGAACTACCTGCCTTACACGGGGGCTACGACAACAACGAATCTCAACAGTCAGAACATTCAAACTTCATACGCGCCAACAACAGGGAATGATTTGACCAATAAAACGTACGTAGATACTTCTATTTCAGGCCTGTCGGCTATCTACGTTCCATACACGGGGTCATCAAGCGATACGACGCTTGGGACATATAAGATGTCTTCTTCCAGTGCTCCTACTACTGGAAATAATTTCACCAATAAAACATACGTGGATGGTCAAACGGCATTACTCCTTCCCTATACGGGAGCATCAAGCGACACGACGCTTGGGACATATAAGATGTCTTCTTCCAGTGCCCCTACTACTGGAAACAATTTCACCAATAAAACATACGTAGATACTTCTATTTCAGGCCTGTCGGCTACCTACGTTCCATACACGGGCGGAACTGCTAATGTTATTCTTACAGGAACGAACAAGTTCCAACAGGCATATAATGCGTTAATAACTGATACGACTACCGTGGTGAATCGTCAGACCCTCGATTCAGCGATAGCAGCAATCGGGGCTGGTATTCTCACTCAGAATAATACATGGACGGGAACCAACACCTTCAATAACAATCTCACATTGGGCGATGGCTATAATGCTACTTTTGCGGAAATAGGATACATCAATCAAACTTACATAACAAGTGCGACTCCCACAACAACAGGAATTACAGCCATTGCTCCCACTCCAACAGGAACAATTACCTATTCTGCTCCATATTATACGATGACTCCATCGGGTGCTTCTACCTTTGCATCTTTTTGGAGCAGTGCTACCTTCACAGGCGCAACCAGATGCTTTTTTAATTTTACAAATATGTCCCTTGCGAATGCCCCAGGTAGTGCTACGATTACAGTATGTCAAGCGAACACTGCGAATACTGCCTATGTTACTATTTCCAGTGCGATTGCGCTTCCCCAATCCTCGCCTATGTTTTCTGGATTTTTTAGTCCTAATAGTAACGCTTCCTATGTAGGTCAAATCTTCTTCCTCTTATCTAATGTAAAGTTCAATCCGTTTAGTTGGACGGCATTTACCTATGGATATGGAACGTGGACAGTTCAAGGAAATGAAACGGTGAATGGAACGCTTTATATTACGAATGCGGGTACCTATGCTCCTCCTGCTTCTGGAACATTAGGAGGAACAGGAGACCGCATCATTTTCTGGCCAGGTAGTGGAGGTGGTTATCCCTATTCAATGGGAATTAACGCAGGTACATTATGGTATAGTACCCCAACTGGTACTCAACATAAATGGTATATTGGCGGAACAGAATATATGACGCTCAATTCTAGTGGGACGCTGGTTCTTACCCAACCAAGCGGAGGCAATCAACTTCAATTACTCAATAACAGTGCGAATGCGATGTATATGAACTTCAATAGTAACGGAGGAGCGGGGATAGCATACATTGGGATGGACAATTCAGCAGGAACGGGATTATTTGGGTCAGGCATTCCTTATGCATTTGATATTGGAACGGCTACCGCCACGCCTATCTGCTTTTTTACTAACAATGTCACAACTCCTCGTATGAAGATTGATTCAACGGGTAATACCAGTATATCAGGTAATTTTACAATGAACCAGACCCAATTTCTATATTTAACATATGCGTCTTCCAGCAACTATGTAGCACTTACAACTGATATCTATGGAGCATTTTATATTCAAACAGGAACATCTGGCGTGTCTGGTCGCTTGAAAGTTGATTCAGCAGGAAACACCAGTCTGACGGGTACTTTAACTATGGCGCTTACTCAACCCATCTACTTATATTACATTTCTACTGCTAACTACGCAAATATATACGCAGATAGTAGTGGTAATATTAATTTTTCAACAGGGACATCGGGTGTAGCGAGTCGTATGATGATTACAGCCGCAGGAAGCGTTGGAATTGGCGGAATATCACCAAGTTATACATTAGATGTGAATGGAAACTTTCACGCACAAACAGGCGTATATGTGGGTAGCACTGGCTCCCCAGGCTATGTTACTATGATACCAACATCAAGTGCAACATATTGTGGATTTACAGAGTTCCGAAACGGTGCTACACGATATGGCTACATTGGATATGGAACGAATTTTAGCGGGGAAAACTGTTTGGATTTACACGCAGAGGGTGGGTGGGGCATGGATATTATGACTACAGGGCATAACATCTTTTTTTCTACAGATGGAAACGCTACTCAAAAACTTCAAATCGGAACGGTAGGATGCGCAATCACAGGAGGAAGTGGAGCAATTGGTGCGCTGACAGTAAATGGAACCGATAGATTAGCGTGTCTTAATATCACATCAACTACCCGTGCTGGTATTTATTTAAACCCATCGGGAACAGGAGGGCAACCGTGGAACATCTGGACAGTATTAAATGGAGAATCCCCTACTGCTGGAAGTCTTGCGTTTTATTGTCCATCCACTGGAACATTTGCGATGACGCTCGGTCTATATGGAGGTGCTACATTTAATGGGAACTCCGTTACGATAAATGGAACATCTTCTCCTTATGTGTATCTTTACTCCTATTGGGGTTCAGGAGGTGGAACCATTTACAATAATAATGTGACTCTGGGCACCAGTCTATACATTGCTGGATGGGGTCTTACCCCCGCTGCCTGGGGGGTGACATCTGATAGGCGAATCAAAATGAATATCGTACCTGTTGATTCTATGTTATCCACGATTGACAAAATCCGAATCGTGAAATATGACTACATAGACCCACGATTAGGACGAGAGGAATGCTCAGTAATAGCGCAAGAACTACATAGCGTATTTCCGAATGCGACAACAACCCATCCCGATTTCATTCCTAATATATTATGTCCTGCGACTTGCTCTATTTCGGATACAACAGCAACTCTAACACTTCGCACTCCTATTGTATGGACGGATGACACAACCAAGGATATTGTCGTGGGCGCATTGATTCGTATTGTTGTATATGACACAGAACAGAAGACGGAAACCAATATTGATACGAAACTCCTTGCCTTTACGACGGATACGATACAAGTGAGTATATGGGAAAAGTATAATCCTGACTTTTCATTGGTTGTATATGGAACGCAAGTTGATGATTTCATGTCAGTGGATAAGGGTCAGTTGGGTATCATTGCGTTGAAAGGCATTCAAGAGTTATCCGCATCTGTTACCGAACTTCAATCGCAAATCACCTCCCTGCAGTCCCAACTCGCCCAACAAGCCCTGCAGTTCCAAGCGTATACACAAAAGACAGAAGAGCGTTTCAATACCGTGGCGTCCCTCTTGAAATCCGTGCTGCCTTCCACGTGAACGCGTTTTATTCAATTGATTCTTCCCGGGCATTCCAGTAGATGGAAATCAAGAAGGAACGAAAGCCGTCGGCGTGGGCGATTGCCCTAAAGAAGTGGAACAGCACCCGCAGTTGTTACAGCATTCCCAAGAAGGAGAGTGAGGAGTGGAAGGCCGTTCGCGCGTTGATGGTCGAGGCTCCCAAGGCGCAAGAGGCGCCCAAGGAGGCTCCGAAGGCGCAAGAGGCTCCGAAGGCGCAAGAGCCTAAAGAAAAAGTCAAAAAAGTCTCTGTGAAGTCTGAGGGGAGGCCTACCGCTGTCGTTGCTCCTGCTCCCAGCGCCACTCCTTTGGTTGTTCCTACGGCTGTACGAAAGACTAAGCCAGTGAAGGTCGTCGGTGTTGTAAAAGAACAGAAAAATGTTCTGCTCACTGCTTAGATGGACGAGTACACTAGGCTCACCGCATACGCCGACAGCCTCGACGCGATGCTCCAGGCAGAATGGCAAAAATCCCCAAGGACACGTACGACCCCCCGTCTTCCTTCTGCCTTTCCAAAGACGAACCTCGCGCACCCTGACCTCATCATTTGGGTACAAATGATTGAACGCGTGTTGATGCAGGTTGTATCGGAGAACGAGCGATGGCGACTCGCAAATGAAAAAAATTGAGCCATATCATTACTAATGACAATACTCAATTATGACAACTATCTATATGATATCTTCTACGAAGGGCGAGAAGACATACGTTGGTAGTACAACGGATATGAAAAAACGAATAAAAGAACATAAAAATAGAAATAAATGCTCATCCTACAAGTTGAAAGAAGAATATGGGTGGGATAACCTTCAATTCACTGTTCTTGAAGAGTGTGCTAACGATGCACGCAGGGAGCGTGAACAGCACTGGATGAATGTCACACCAAACACAGTGAATGATAGAAGAGTAGTACCAGACCCCATCATAGATAGGAAGAAGCGTTTGGAACGGCGTAGGCAATATAACGAAGCAAATAAGGAAAAAAGACTTGAATATCAAAGGCAATATAACGAAGCAAATAAGGAAAAAAGACTTGAATATCAAAGGCAATATAACGAAGCAAATAAGGAAAAAATACTTGAATATCGCGAAGCAAATAAGGAAAAAATACTTGAATATCATAGGCAATATCGCGAACAACACAAATTGGAAAAAGATAAATAAAAATTGACGAGCATTGTTTTTTATAAACAACACTCGACAATCATGAATACACCCATCCAATCCATTGCACTTCGACTCCCCCTATTGAACGCGCTGTACAATGAACTTCTCAAAAACCACAAGGCGAAAGTGGAGCGCGAGGAAGCCCTCTTCCAAGAGGAAGCGCAGCGCCTCCGCACGATGATTCGTGAGCGCAAACAGGAAAGCCATCGTTGTGGATGTGGCGCCTGGGTCAAAGGGGAGCGCGAGGAAGCGCATCAGCAGACCAATAAACACAAACGATACGAATCCAAGAAACGAGTCGAGCACCCCAACGCCATCGGTCAGTTCATATGGGATATCAAACAAGAAATCTATGCGCGACTGGAGGCAGAAGAGTGCAAGGAAGACACGTTTGATGAACTGTCGGCAACCGCCAGGCACGAGGAGTTGAATGACGCAATCAACATCATGTGGTCGGTCGAGGTAGACCGACTCCTGTGCGAGTTTGGAATCGGCAGGGCGTTTAGCCTTATGATAGAAGAGTTTGGCGAAGTTAAAAAAACAGAAACACCCCTCGAAAAGATGATGCTCTATGCAGTCATCGACCACACCCTCACCCTTAGCCACGACGAATACCTGGTATGGGTCAAAGACAACTCATAACCGAAACAGCAACGACAAACCCGATTTCCCGCACGACCCCTCGCACGTATAATCATTCACCACATACTTACAAAAAAAATCGCAATTAATCGAACCGGTACGGGTTGGTTCAGGAAGGCTGACCCGATGTCCAAGAAGAAGCATCGCGATAATCGCTTCCCCGTTGGATACGTAGCCTTCCGTTATCGTCTTTTCCAGGCGGTGTTTCAGGCTGTACGAACCGACCAACGCCTTATTTTTTGTCGTTATCACAAGGAGCGGAATCAGACCCATACACTTACGAATCACAGGAATCCGTTCCCGTAGATTGTCTTTCCAAAGGGTGGCATCCTCTGCCTTTGCGCTACGGAAGATGCCGTTCTGCGCAATGACCCAACCATTCGACTCATACTCCTTGAATAATGTCACACATTCTTCCAAGAGTTCCTCGTTATTCCTTTCGGCACCCATGCGTGTGCGGTCAACCGCTTCCTTTCGTTCAAATGGGGTTCGTTTCGAGGGTGGCATTCTACCTACTACTCACATTCTCTTTTTAAACCCTGAACGCATGGATACCGGGAGGTAGCGGATTGCGGGTTGCGTGGGCTGTGGAGGCAGGCGCCATAGGATATGCTGGAAAAAACGGAAATTGGAAATAATCCTCTTCCAATTCCTGTTTTTTTTTTCATCCTCTATGCAATCTATTAAAACAAACCCGCAACCCGCAATCCGCTACCTTTTTAGTCATCAGTCATCTCTCTCACTCCCATCCAGTGTTTTGATACTCGTTTATTCACTTTCTTATCTTTGTGTTTAACATGTTCCATCTTGTGTATCTGGGCGTATCGGTTCAGTTCGAGCCCCAGTTTTGTAATGGTAACTCCCTTCTTTTCATCAGTCAACCATTGTTGGAGAGTCGCACTGGATACGGAGTCCTCTGGGTCATTGGTAATCTCGTAACGGTTCAGGAACGCATCCATAATGTTTGTCTCGTGTCCCACCACATCAAGGACAGCCTGTTTTACCTCCTCCAATTCAACTTCCACACGACCACTCTGGTGAAACTCAAGATAGGACTGGAACATCAACCGAAGGAACCCCATTTGGAACGCGTAGGTGTGAATCTCGTCTTCGAGGTGTGGCTCTTTTTTCAACTCGAGGCAGTGGGACGGTTCATCCACG